CCAACTCACCCTTACTAGCTTGTCCTGTATTGAGACTGTATGCTGATGGAAGAGTTTGCTTCTTCTTGAAATCATTAAGACCTGATCTGAGTGGTTCGTATGCCATAATTATCGAGTTTGTGGAGTTTGTCCGGCTGAGAAGGACCAGTCCATTGCCATTTTAGGACGGATGGCTCCTCGGTTTTGTTTCAGCCCTTGGTTAAGAACTTCGTAGCACTTCTGCCAGAAAAGCTGCGACTGTTGAAGCTCTGTAGCCCCACTGTCTTCAAGCTGAATCGCCTTCATGGCGAATTTCAGCGCACCAATGTTATCAGGCCAGATCAAATCAGTCTCTTGAATGAGTCGAACAAAACGACGCTTACAAAGGCATCGAAGCACTGGCTTATTGTCTGGACTAGCTTCGATTGTGCCAACCTTGTAACGACGATAAATAGGATTCGTTTCACTTGGCTCATAGACAGAAAGCTCAGTCAGAGTGCCAGAAACATCGACCGATAGCGTGACATTGCCGGTAGTGAGAGGCTTGACTACCTGAGTAACGAACATCTGAACAGCGGTGGTTGCCGTTGGATTTGCGAGCGTTAGGTCAATGCCCTCTACACCGTTAGCATCGAAAATGGTGTTGCCGTTTGCGTCGTGACCATATAGTCGCACCACTTGACCAACATCGTTTGCGTCAGCGATAGTGAGGCGGATCAATCCAGCGTCAGCTTGATACTCTTGCGTGCAAACATCACCTTGATCCAAGATGATGCGAAGATCTCTCGTCGTCTCGTCAATGTAGCCGGGGCCAGAAGTCATGAACTCCTGCATGCGCGAGAATGGCATCGTGGGCCAGTTGACACGAGTGACGCCAACGATTGACTCGTAGCGCCTTGGAAGGGTAATGTAGCCAGTCGTGGAAGGGTAATCCACTTGGCCGTACATATTCTTCCACAAACCAGAGTTGATGATCCTCTCGACTCCCTGATTGAGAATCGGTAGGAAAAGCTCGGAATTAGGATTGCCAGGGAAGATGGCATTGCCAATCATTGACCTGACATCCGCAACTGTTAGGCCGGTGGACATCTGCACCGATTCTAACCGTTATGGCTGGATGGGCAAGGGGGATTTTGGCGGATTTGTGGGTAGTATAAACGCATTACCAAGAACGGCTTTGAAAATAGCCAGCTTGACCACATCCTCCCCAAGCTCAGAAATCCAATGCTGTGTCATTTCTACCATCATCGGGTGGTTGATGTTGCGGTAAATCTCCAGCCAACCTGTGTAGTAGTTGTGCAGCTTGTCATCAATCGTGAGTGGGAATGTTCGCTTCGGCCAGTTGAAGCGGTGATTCCAACCCATTTTTGGATGGCAGATAACCTTGCCGCCATTGTGACGAACCATCTCGGCCATATACCATTCTTCACCACCAAAGCCTCGGAATCCTTGATTGATCACAGGAGCGTTGGCGCGAATAAACGAAAAGCATCCCATTCCTTGTGCGGGAATCTCAAAAGGCTCACCTGACTTCAAGCCTTCCTTATTGTCGCCCCAAATTCCAAAGTCGTGACCGCGCCACACGGGGTCAATTTGCTCACTTGTGGCTTTCAGACTGTCATATAGCAGTGGCCCTGTGAGCATGTTTTTGGAGTCTGGATTGCGTGACCAGTATTCCATCATGGCAGCGATGAATCCAGGTTGTAGCAGAACATGGCAATCAAGACCAAGGATCACATCGCCAGTAGCAAGGCTGAATGCGTCATATTTAATGAAGCTACTTTGGCGATCCGTAACATCAACCACCCGCATATTTGGAACATCCTTAGCGAAGTGCTTGATCTGCCTTCCATGATCACTATCAGGATTATTATCTAGAATCAGAAATTCAGTGTTCTCTGGAAGATCTTGGTAGATTCGGATGGCTTGATTTGTGAAAAAAATCCCATCATAGTCCGAATGGGTTGCCATTGAAATGGTTAGAGATGGCGATGTCATAGTTTCATATTTATGGTTTTCCTTGAGGGAAATTATTCAGCCCATTAGTTATACCAGAAGCGTTGAATAATGCAATACCAAGTTGAGACGAACATTGCAATGCGCGATTGAAAAATTCATTAAGCTCATCAATGCCAAGTCTCCATGGATCAGGTGTTCCATGACCGTAAATTGAATCTTCTGGGCAATTGCTAAAGAAGTTGTCGGACCAATCTTTTACAGATGCTGGCGACTCTCCATTGAACTTATTATTAGGCGCTGGACATTTGTGCTCAATCCATTTACGCACTTTTTCAGCCGAGTAATCATGATCAAATCCAATGGTGTAAATTCTCTTTGGCTTCAAATTATCAAATATCCAATACAACCCCTGGAAGAATATAGTGTATCCAGCTTTATGTTGTGGAAATACATATTTTTGACCTAATCTAGCAAAAACTCTTTCTGCTGAGTTTTGAAAATCATCGTAACTGATCCTCTGGTGCTTGAATTCATTTGGTGGAAAATTTTCTGGTGGGAAGTCTCCTGGATAAATCCAATAATCAGAACCTGTTGGCATTAATGCACGCCATGCGTTGTTTACTGAACAACAAATATCTACCTTGCTTCTATACTCATTAGCTTGGAGTGCTGATAGGCCACTTCCAACGTATAGCACACTGTCAATCATAACTTGCTGTACAAGGCTAATTGCACGTTGAATTCCATCCACCATTCAGGCTTGTATGGCTGAATGACTCCATCATCGCACAATTTTTTAGCATCTACATGGTGCCTAAACTCAGTTCCAAGATCGTGGGCTGAAATAATTGAGCCACTTGGAAGTAATGGTGCAAATTGCTTCAACTCGCGACTTTTGCATCCACCATCGCAGAATAACCATGTTGGCTTGTCTCCGATTCGATTTAGGATTGTATCTTGAGTGGATGGAAGCTCTTCGTCAATTTGCAAAAACTCCACACCAAGTCTTTTGAGAATGTGATCGTGATGACGATGAACGTGGTCAATACTGACAACAGGTATTCCACGATGAATTCCCCATAGACCAAAAATTGTAGTTACACATCCAGAGCCAGTGCCAATTTCAACAACGGATTGAATTTGTGGATTTGCTAGCATTACCCTGTCGATAATTGCATACATCCAGAAATTGTGCTGCATGTAGTTTCCAAGAAGCGTTGTATGCCAAGGTATTGCATCGGCACTTCTTTCATCATATGATCTAGCCTCCGGTATTGTGAGCATGAATTATGGCGGTGCTGTAGTGGTTGTGCTTGTAGTTGTTGATGAAGTTGATGAAGTCGTTGGCGCAGGTGTAGTCGTTGTCGTCGTTGGTGGCGCTGTTGTCGTCGTGCTCGTTGTGGGAGGTGGAGTTGTCGTCGTACTAGTCGAAGTCGTAGTCGTGCTTGAAGTCGTAGTCGTGGAACTAGTCGTTGTTGTAGTACTTGTCGTGGTGCTCGTGGTGCTCGTGGTGCTCGTGGTGCTACTCGTTGTAGTCGAAGATGTAGTAGTAGTTGGTGGTGGCGTGGTCGTTGTTGTACTGCTAGTTGTTGTTGTTGTTTTCTTTGGATTGCTTCCAAAGAAAATTACAGTTCCGTTAAAAACACCTGGAGAACCACCAGCCCCAGGAGTAAAAGTACCAGCTAGCTCAATATTTGACCCAGGCGCAAATGGCGGACCTGAGTTATTGATACTTTCCATCTGCACATTCGACCTTGGCAGATTAGCAATCACCGTTGAGGTACCATCTCGGCTAACATTTGAGCCAATTCCAGACATTCCCCATACCCAATTACGTTGAGCAAATGGGCTGTTCTCAGGTGCAAAGTCTCCGTTGCCAGTATTAATCATTGAATAACCTCGTCTGGAGGTGATGGAGGATAGATCGTGATTCGTTCCCTCAACCAAAGACCGTTTACGTTCTGTTGGCGGTCCTCAATGATGAACGGTGCCCAATCTAGGAAGTTAGTAGCCGGGAAAATCTGCGAAGAAGAATTTCGATTTATCGGCGCTGGATATACACCAACGCCAAAAACTGGTGTCTCTGGCTGAACCTTCGGAAACACGCAAGTAGAGTGCAGGCACCGCTCGTAATTCACGCTCAAACCAATGTAGTTGCCATTAACATCCGTTGGAACTGGCTGAACATGCGTCAATTCACCAGCAGAATAAGCTATATCTGACAAAAACTGCTCAACCAAGATGGTGCTATTATACGAGATTCCAGGACGGTAGCGATACCTTGGAATCAATCTGTCAGAAGTCTGAGTATCTGGTCCATTATTAACTACTTGCGGGAATCCAACCGCCTTAGCTACAAATAAATCTTCAAGCACAGAAGGCCAAGTGTATTGCCTTGTGTCGTAGTAAATGTTAAACGGCACCCTGCGTTGCTCTGGAGTTCTTGGCCTGCCAAAAAATAATGTGATGTAATCTGGATCTCTCTGCTTATCAGATTTCAGATAAACATAGTCACCGTAAGCAGGGAACTTTGAAAGCATCTCACGTCCAACTGTCCAACCACACTGCTTGAATGATGTTGGGCGCACACCAACAAGTGAGGCGCTTTGAGCAGAAATTAGCGTGGAGCCATCTGGAAACACCAATTCAGGACCGATGTAATCCTGTGGAACTCGCACGGAGAACATAAACTCCTCTTCATGCGGAGTCGGCAACAGTTGGAAATTGCTAGCCATTAGACCGTTTCAGGTGGGTTATCTAGAATTTGATCGCCAGTCAGATATTCAGCGTAAAGATAGCGAGGAGCAGAACTTGCTCCTCGGTCAAATTTCCAGAATGTACGCTTGAGAAACGATTGACGAAGAGGCGTATGGGTAACTTCATCGCTTTGATCCGTTACGGTAATTAAAACATTGTTACCTGTGGTTGTGGCTGATGCAATTCCAGGCCCACTGTACGACATAACTGAATTTGATGACTCCAACGATCCAGATAGGCCACCACCTTGCTTCGTTCCATCAACATTGCTGGAAAATATATCCCGATACTCGCTGGACCATACGCAAAGTTCAGGCTGGCTGACGATACCTGCTGACGGTGCGGTAATATTGGTGCCAAGTGCAACAACAGAGCCTCCTGGAGTAAGTGAAAGCTGTCCAGTCGCTCCACTGGCATTGATAATGTAATAGCCGACCCCAAGAGAAATGCCACTCCCTCCTGTTTTTTGGCTCAATGTGAGGATTTGACCGTCGGCTAAGGTCGCTCCGGTAACCGTAACAATGTTGGTTGACGCAACACCAGTGACGCTTGCGTAAGCGGTCTGGTTGCTGGTCAGAGTCACGTCAATGACTTTAGAGGCTTTCTGCCAGCGGCGGTCCTTTCGATAGAGATAAATGTCTGAAGCCATATTTTTTACCATATCCGCTTGACGGAATGGCGCAAGTGGGATTATGGTTAGATCGAATTCAATCTGGTTTGCGCTGTGGAGCAGTGCATTCTGCCCATTGCAAGCCACTGAGGCCGACATTGCTCCACGATGTCGGCCTCTTTGCGTTTGCGGAATTCCTCCCGCAGACAGTCTGGTAGCGTCCTCCAGTGGGCAACGCGGGCCGGAAGAGGTTAAAATACGGGCGGGAGCGTTCTACAAGTCTGGCTCCTGTAAATCGGCTTACAACCGATAATCTGAGACATCGCGAGGTGTCGCTTATCCCCTGTCATCCAAAACACGCGCTTGCCAAGCAGTATCCGTCGCGTGGACAGGGCCGGATGCTACGGCGTCCGGTATGTCTGTTTCTCTCCAAGCCTCTCAGGGGAAAGTGTCAGTCAAGCAAGTTCCTTTACCGGGACTTGCTATGCCCATTCATCCAACATCAAAGGAAAGTAAATTAAAAACCATGCAAACTTCACTGAAAATATGATGATCCGCTACTACCGACTCGCCAACGGTTCAATCTTTCGCTATCACGGCGTCATGATGCTCAAGAAGTCTGTATTCAAGGCGGTGACGCACTCATTCACTCTTGGGAAGAATAAGACTATTAGCGTCCTCATGCTTCCATTCGTTAAAGTTGAAGTCGTAAAAGCGAAATAATTTGCATCGCGTTAAATAACGTGATAAGATTGATGACCATATGAAACCAATACAAGTAAAAACCACGCAAGGTCAACGCTATCGCATCCTCCGAGAGATCAACTGCTTGAGTCAGCAGGCAGTAAATGAGCACATGGGACGTGCCTCAAGTTGGTGCTCGCAGCTAGAAAAAGACTGCTTTGAACTGACTGTTGATGCCGCATTAAAAATAGCAAGGATGTATAAAGTAACTCTTGATCAGCTTATTGGAGAAGAAGCGATAGAGGTTGTGCTGATGCCGAATGTGAACGGATTTTGATTAACAAGATGCACTCGAAGCCCAATCATGTCCTGCGTCGCTCTGCCTAACAAAAAGATCAGCGACGGCTGAGCCTAAGCGAAAAAGTTCGCTGCATCGGACGTTCGGCTAAGCAGCCCACAAGCCAGCTAACTGCTTGAATCTTTTCTGCAATTGGTTTGGTTTGTCTGGATTGTGATTTCCCGGCTTGTCGATACTTGAGAGGCCATGTTTCTCACGGCAAAGCTCAATAAGAACGCAGGCGCTGTCATAAACGTCCGGCGACTTACCTGTTCTGCGTTTCATATCGACCTTGGACTCAACCTTGATTCGTGATCCTCCATCAAGCGCCTTGTTGTCTTTATACTTACGAACAGTCATCTCGTCAGCCATCTCCTTTGTGATGTTGCGTAGCTGATCGCAACGAATCAGTTCTTTGCCACACCCCCAAAGTTCCGAGACTCTGTTAGCATACCTTACACTTGATTTCTCACGATCCGCAGCAGACACAGGACGATCTGAAGCCTTGCCACCGAAGTCCACACGCAAGAAGGTGTTGCCCCACTTGCTCCACATAGCGTCAGCAAAAGTCTTGCCACCACCAGCAGACGCATCAATTGCCACATCCTTGATGTCGATTCCATCCTTTTTGCAGATGTCTTTGATTTGGTCAATAAGCTGCGTAGTGCGGTCAACGTCGCGTTTGCTGGCATCGTCATTGAGAAGGATATGGCGCTCAAACTTGAGTCGCTTCTTACCATCAGTGCAGATGCCAATAGAGCCAATCGTCATCACCGTTTTGTCACCACCACTGGTATATGAAAGGTCGATGCCGCACACTTTAGTTGGAATCCCCTGCCACACGCAATCCTTGGGCGTCTTGATGATTTCAGCGGGAGAATAAATATTGTCATCGTCTCCATCAAGAAGGAATGCACCAAGGACACCTCGCCAGTAAGCTCTTGTATGCTGGCCTAGCTTCTCTCGTTTTTCTTCCAACATCTCGCGAGTCATCAAGAACGGGTAGATCGTTTTACCCTCAATGATGTTTGGCGATGTCTCGTTATTGATTCGGATGACGTGAGCGCCCTTCCCTTTCCATTCATCCCAATCTGGGTTGTAGCTGTCCCACCCTCCAGGAATAGGCTCACAAAGCTGCCCAAAGGTATCGAATGGCGAATTGGCGTTGGCTAGCGCGATAAGCTGGACATTTGGATTCTGCGTCAAGTTTTCCTCAAACGTATTGATGATGGATGGTGAAAGTTCAGCGCACTCGTCCAGAACAACAATGAGCTTACCGCCAGGGCCATGCTTCTGACCTCGAATGGCGCGTGAGGATTCAGCGGCTTTGCTTTGCTCACCTGGAAACAAGCGGATGCCGTACTCGTCCATCACAACGCCGGTATTCAAGTCCATCGACTTGATGCAGTGAGAAGACTCCACCAGCTTTCCAGGGGGCGCTCCTGCCATGCCGTTGAAGTAACGAGTGATCTGGCCCTAA